GTTCAAGGCAATATGCATGGAACAGACGAGTCAAATCTGGCTCAAGAAGAGAGTCAGAATGTATGGTATAATCCTACTTTGGAACTCACTAAATTTGATGTCCCAGTGGCATCACAAAGTTTGGTGGGTTTAGACGCCGCGCGTGCACGCGACCTTTTTGGTCGCAATTGTGTGCGCCTTGAGATTAAGAATATGAACACTGGCAAATGCTTAGGTATTGGTGCAGTGTTTGTTCGAGGTCATTTTTGTTTGGTGAATAACCATGCTTTTCCAGATGATAGTAGTGACTATGAAGTTACAATTATACAATCGACTGTTTCGCAGGGTTTGACCAACAATATGAAAGTGCGTGTTATGGCACGTGACATCGTGCGTATGGTTGAGAACGATTTGTGTCTTTTAGAGATACGTTCAATTCCACCTTTTAAGGATATTACAAAATTTTGGAACTTGGATTTTATTCAAGTTACCAAAGCATTTGTGGTTCGTCGATTGGCACATGGTGAATGTGAAACACAGGATGTATTCAATGTTTCTACATGTGAAAAGTTTCCTATTGAAGCTTTGGATATTAGTCCAAGAGTGTATTGTGGTCGAGGACCACGTGACACTCGAGCAGGTGATTGTGGAGGTTTAGCTATTGCTGATACTCCACGTGGCCCAGTTTTGTTGGGTATACACACCTTGGGTTATGGTAATCAGTGTGGTTTCCTTTATGTTTCGAAAGAAATTTTGGAGGAACTTATCACTAATCAGAAACGTTTAACAGGTCTTTCTGTTGAAGTTCAAGGAGGTGGAGCTCCACGTTTAGAATGTGGAACTTATTCCAAAATGTTAAGTGTGCCTCATCATAAGAGTGTTACACGATACTTGGAAACTGGTGTGGCTAATGTTTATGGTTCATTTGCAGGGTTTCGACCTAAGCCCAAAAGCAAGGTGTGCCAAACACCGTTGGTTGATGTCATGTGTGATCATTTTGATTATACTGTTAAGTATGGTCAACCAGTTATGTCTGGTTGGGAACCATGGAGAAAGAACATTGTCGAGATGATTAAGCCTAATGTTACACATGATCGTTTGGTTTTGCAACATTGTGTTAAACAATACACTAAGGACATCCTTGTAGGTTTACCTGAGGGTTGGGAGAGTGAACTTGTATTTCTCTCTCATCGTGCCAGTGTGAATGGTTTACCTGGTGTGAAGTTTGTTGATCGGTTGAACACCAATACTTCTATGGGTTTTCCATGGTCGTGCACAAAAAAGAAATTTTTGATTCCTGATACTGATGAATTTTATCCCGAGGGTGTTAATTTCACTCCCGAGATATGGGAAAGAGTTGAAGAGATTGAACGTCTTTATTCTGAAGGAAAGAGAGCTTTTCCTGTTTATACAGGACATCTCAAGGATGAGGCTACTTCTTTTGTCAAAATAGAGAACAAGAAGACTCGTCTATTCACGGGTGCGCCTGTGGATTGGAGTTTAGTTGTGCGTTCACGACTTTTATCTTTTGTAAGAGTTTTACAGAAGAATAAATTCGTGTTTGAGGCTGGACCTGGCACAGTGTGTCAATCTTCTGAATGGGGAGACATTCATGATTATTTGACGGCTTTTGGTGCAGATCGCATCATCGCCGGTGATTATGGGAAATTTGATAAGCGAATGATTGCGGATTTTATTCTTGCAGCTTTCCAAATCATTGCCCATGTTTATGAAGCAGCTGGTTTTGAACCAGATGAAGTTCGTCAAATTTTGTGTATTGGCGAAGATGTCGCCTTTCCTGTGGTCAGTGTTAATGCTGATTTGATTGAGTTCTTTGGAACTAATCCTTCTGGACATCCACTTACAGTTATCATCAATTCGTTGGTGAATGGTCTCTATATGAGATACTGTTATACGATGTTGAATCCTGCACGTTATTGTAGTGATTTTAAGAAGAATGTGCATTTATTCACTTATGGTGATGATAACATCATGGGAGTGTCGAGTTCAACACCATGGTTTAATCACACAGCAGTACAATCTGTTTTGGCCACCATTGGTGTAGAGTATACTATGGCAGATAAATTGTCTAAGTCAGTGCCCTACATCAATATTGCTGATACTTCATTCTTGAAGCGCAGATGGCGTTTTGATAGTGAAGTTAAAGCATGGCTCTGTCCATTGGAGGAAGAGTCAATTCATAAGTCACTCACTACGTGGGTGCCTTCAAAGTCGATTGATATGTACAAGCAAATGGTTGCTGTCATATCGAGCGCAAATTCCGAATATTTCTTTTATGGAAGAGAAGTGTTCGAACACCATCACAAATTCTTTAAGAAAGTTCTTGAAGAAGAACCATATAAGAGTTATGTGATGGAGTCAACTCTCCCAGGGTGGGATAATCTCGTTGAGAGATTTTGGAGAGCATCTAAAGATGTATCCCCCATGCAGGTTGGGTCTTGGCCGGCCCCTCCTGTTCAACAATAGGTCACAGAAAAATATTAATGAAGAAAAAGAAAGTGTTGCGGTGGTCACCGGAAGAACCACCACTTGTCTTATGGGAAAGAGTTACCCATTTGAACATTTCAGTAACTATTCTCAAATGTTTACACTTCAATCTGCGACAATGGAAGACGCAGAGAGTGTCATTACCAACGAAGCCATTGGAAGTTCCACTGTAGTGGAGCAAACAGTGACTTTTGTTGATAATGAAGGAGGTGTGTGTGTTGATGCTCCTTCGAGCACCAACAATGTTGCCCTAGTTGATGGTACAGAAGATATTGGTCTTGGTTCTTTTTTATCGAGACCTACTCTTATTGATACTATGACTTGGACAACATCCAGTGTTATAAGTGTCCTTGACACCATTAAACCCTGGTATTTGTTCCTTAATAATACACAAATTAAAAAGAAAATTGATAATTATGCATTTTTGCGTGGTAACCTTCATGTTAAAGTTGTTTTGAATGGAACACCATTTCAATATGGTATGATGCGAATGAGTTATTCGCCCCTTTTGGGTTTTGTAGGAGACAAAATCACTGTGCCATCACCAATCAATCCTATATTGATTCCGTACTCGCAACAACCAGGTTTTTATTTATATCCGCAGGCTAATGCCGGTGGTGAAATGAAATTACCATTCTTTTTACATAAGAATTGGCTGGATATTACGAGTGCTAGTGAGGTACAGAATATGGGTACACTTAATTTTGTTGTGTATAATCCATTGCGTACTGCAGTGACTGGCGGGACAACCGCAGTCACTCTGCGTGTTTACGCCTGGATGTCTGATGTCCAATTAATGGGAGCCACTTCTAAGCTTGTTTTGCAGGCTGATGAATATGGTAAAGGAGCTGTTTCAGCTCCCGCTTCTGCTTTGGCTTCAGTTGCACAAACTTTGAGTCATGTACCCATCATTGGTCGTTTTGCACGAGCCACTGAGATAGGAGCATCTGCTGTATCTAAAATAGCTTCGCTTTTTGGATACACAAATGTTCCTGTTATCAGTGATGTTTGTGGTTTTCAACCAATGAATGCACCAATGATGGCTAGTGCTCATATTGGTACACAAGTGCAAAAATTGGCTTTGGATCCGAAGCAAGAACTTGCTATCGATCCTAGTCCGCATGGTATTGGTAGTGCTGATGAATTGAGTTTATCATATTTGAAGACAAAAGAATCATATTTCAGTACTACTTCATGGTCAACATCTGATGCCGATGGTGAGTTATTATGGAATGCAAGGGTTAATCCTTTTCAGTGTTCTTCAATAGACATTGTTAATTCAGTGTCTGCTTCTGTGGGACGCCAAACATATCACGTACCGTTATCATATGTTGGCTCGATGTTTAAACATTGGCGAGGTGATATTATCATC